CCCCCCCCCGCCCAGCACTCCGCTTCGCTCCGTGAACGACGCCACCTTTGGAGGCGTCGAAAGAAAGAAAGAAAAAGGTTCTTCGAACCTGGCAGGAAAAGAAAGAAAGAAAGGTCAGTTCACGGTTCGGGGTCAGAGTAGGGGTAGGTTCGTGGTTTGGCGGGAATCGCTCCAGTCTTCGCACCCAACCTTGCGGTTTAGATACAAGTACCACCTTAACAGCTCGTAACCTGGCAGGGTTACTTTCTAGCTGTGAAGGTGCGGTATCACTTCGTTTCTAACCGAGTACTGTGTAGGTGCGAATGAGAGGTACTGGAGCTCTGTCTTTTTTTTTGATAAATCAAGAAAAAAGTTTTGTATGCACGTTCACCACATGCACGCGACGACGGCAGGCTTCCACCTGCTCGCTCGTAGCGTCCTTCGACACCCACCGATCAAACTCACCGTTGTGAGTAAAGATCTTGCGAGTGTTCTCCGGAATCACGACGTGTCCATGCTTGACGTCAATGCCGCTCGCTTCCTCCCAATCCAGCAAGTGGATTACGGCAGTCGGCGGCCAATGACTCACGTCGAAATCATCGAATATAACGCCTTTGCTAAAGTCGACATCCCGAAGCTGATCACGGTGACGTACGACAGCAGCTTCAGGTAGTAGGGCACGGGCCCACGCTGTCTTTCCGCAGCCTGTAGGCCCATTGATGTAGAGAGCTCTCCATCCATCGATAATCAGCGGTGCGCGGTCGAAACTGCACAATGCACGCGCTGGCGCTCTCGGCCTAGCGCTCTTGTTGCGTATCGCCGTCAGAGCACGGATTATCATGTCGTACTTCGTTACGACTTCGAAGGCGCAATTTTCTTCGAGATAGGTCATCGCGCTGTTCACACCTTCCGTGCGAGCCAGCTGCATGGCCTTCTGAAATTTTGCCTCTCTCTTGCGCTTCTCCTTCATTGTGGGTGCTTCACCCACGATGTACGGAGTCGGATCCTCCTTCGCGCAGTACTTCCAGTGGTTGTACAACCACTGGTCGTACGTCGACCCTTCACTACGCTTCCACACTTTGATGTTCGGATGCTCAGCCACGTCGCAGCTGTTCATCCTATCAAAGAAACGCTGGTTCCGGATCTCCTTGTTCCGTTCATACTCAATTAGCATATGCCAATGAGTATTCCCGTCAGCGTGATGTTCCATCCCGAGGATCGCACGCTGCGCATGCTGATTGTTGATCCAGCGGATCAACGCGTCTCTTTCAAGCCCACTCTGCGAGTAGGTCAGAAAGAACGCCTTTGCCTGTAGCCGTCTAGGCACAGGCGTCGCTACTCTTGGTAGCTCCTCGACTGGGGTTTCAGACTGCGGCGGGGCTGAGAAGGAGTGCTCCTGGCCATACCCTGGCCACGAGCTCACCTCTCCCATCCACGTGCAGTTTCTTCCACGCCAGTCGTTGTACGTGTCCGCTACAGCTTCTTCCGGCGCTATAGCGTCCTGCGCTAGGCACCACTCTTCGTACTGCCTAGCGCTTCGTCCTTCACAGTCGTCCTCGTCGAGGTCCGACAGTATCAGTACGTCTTCCGTTGATTCCTCCATTTTGGAGTGCACTGAGCCATAATGAATTGGTTCAAAATATTTCTATTTCTATCACCAATAGGCGGCGGATTTTTAATCCTTACCCCGGGGAGAGCGTCTCACCCCTAGGTTCACTGGTCACTGAAGCGCAAGCGCGTCGTGGCCGTGAACGTGACGAGATCATCAGAGCTGAACCCATCCGTTCCCGCAAGCAGGAAGATGTTGTTGCTCTTGATCTCCGTAATAGCTCCCGTCGTGGAGCTATACTCAAGCGGAATGTTACACCGCTTGGTCCATTCGAACGCACGCACAACGCTGTTGTACGCTGTCGTCACACCAGCACCGCTGTTGAGCGACATAATCATCTTTTTCAAGATGACGAAGCGACCTTCGTTTGCCAAATTTGGCATCGCAGTCGCCATGACGTTGCTTGACAGCACGTCAGTCACCGCAGCCGCAGCTCCATTGCACTGTTTGTCGAGAACGACATACACGTAGATGTTCGTCGCGGCAAGCGCTGAGCCACCCGGTTGGAAAGATGCCCATCCTCGCATCGTAATGCTCTTGACGGTGCACTTCCGTCCCACACGGGTGCTCTCCGTCACACCCTGCGGGATGAGACACAATTGACCAGATACTGGTACTTCTCCAGTCGCATCGACGGAGAAGCTATTCGCCGTGTCGAAAAATTTCAACTCGGCTCCTGGCCCGGCGAAGCGCCCATAGTAGCCGCCGGTCCGGACATAGCCCGGATCGGCTTGCACAATGGCACGGGCCAGCTTCGCTAGCCCTGCATCGCGTCGGGCCTTCTTTGCGGCCGGCGTCGCTCCGCTCGCGGCTCGCTTTCGCGTCGACATAATCGGCTCACCTATCGCTGCGTAGTACTCCGGATACTCCGGGTCAACGTAGGATGGATCGTCGCTACTTGGACGACGCCTCTTAGACATAAGCAACGCTTACGTCTACACTGCGCCCTCCTCTCATTTCGCTCCGGGGCAGTTTCCTGGCCGGTGGGGGGCAATCCTGAATCTTAATTAGGATTGCCTGCCTGCCTATTTGATATATAGATAATATATCAAACAGGCAGCCTCCCCCCCCCGCCCAGCACTCCGCTTCGCTCCGTGAACGACGCCACCTTTGGAGGCGTCGAAAGAAAGAAAGAAAAAGGTTCTTCGAACCTGGCAGGAAAAGAAAGAAAGAAAGGTCAGTTC